GTGAAGGATGGCCACTGGGTGCCCACGGGGGTCGCCGTGCCTGCCACAGCCACGTAGTACTGTGGTGCAATGGTCAGCCCGTCTTCGGGAACATGAATAGTCAAATCTGACAACATGGTGTACCCGGTGATTCCTGCACCTACCGCAGCAATGAGAGTTCCAGTGCTGCGCTCGACGCTTGCGGTTCCATCAAAGAAACGTACTTGAAAGGTGGTGGCCGCTGCTGAGAAACCCACCTGAAAGCGGGTCGTGATCTTGTAGCGACCAGGGGGAAACTGGATGTAGCCAGAGGCGACTCCGCCATCGATGGCCAAACCCAGTCCGTTCCAACCTCCTATGAAACTCAAGTCTGGAAAATTGGTCCAAGCTCCGATTGTACAGTTGAGCGTAACGTCCCAGCTGGACAGTAGGTACGAAGAGTGGGTAGGTTGCGGTGTGACTGACATGCCCGGGATGATTGGGTCGTAAAACTCAAATTCGTATTGGACGAAGAGTTCTCCCATCTTGGTGCCGTTTGTAACGGCGGTGGAAGACCCGTCGACGGCCACATAGAAGACTCCACCATCAAAGGCGGTGATAGTTCCTCCTGCCGGTACTTGCCCTGGGCGGACAAGCAGCGGCTTGGACGTGACCTGTTTAGGATCGAGCACTAGGTGAATGTGCTCGTCGGGCATTCCTGGAGTGTTTGGACTGATGGTCTCTGCCTGCTGAATAGTAGTCAGATTGGCGTCCAACGGATCGTAATTGGCTGCAAGGACGATCCTGCCTTGCTTCCCCGGATCTGCGTAAGCATCAACGGTGGGAACATATTCCAATGAAAGGTGAATACACCTCCATTTCTGATACTTGGCTGCTATTGATCCGACCCAGGGAAAGACCGCCGCGTCGGCGGGTTGGATACGGTACTGTGTGCACGCGAACGTTTGCGACGACACCACATCGGCGACTAGCTCCCTTCTGAAGCTACCGCCTCCAATGCGGTTCGTGGCGTCCAAGCGCGCACGCCTCTTACCACCAAAAGACTCACCCTGGTTAGGGGCTGTCATGGTAGTGGAGAAGTTGACGTTGCGCGAGCGCGCCTGCCGTCTCTCTCCTCCAGAGGCTGAGGTGTTTACGCCATATGATTGCACGCCGGAATTGTTTTGAGTAGTCTGGAAGTTGAAATTCAAGAAACGAGAAGCCTTCTTCTTGCTCTTGGCAGACATGGCATTCCATTCTGCTCTAGGCATTCCTTTGGGGCGCACTGGGGTAGACATTGAACTGGCGGTTTTGTTGGCTAATTTCACTAGGGCTGATGTCCGCCCCAGGTCTGGGTGAGAGCGTGGTTTCTCAGCGTGCGACATCGCACGCGCCATTCTCTGGCAGAGGTGTTTATTTTGCCGGGCCCACAAGGCCCCTGTGACCACGCTAGTTTAACGACTTCCCGGTCATTACCGCTCGAACCCCTTTAAGGGTGAGCGGGCCAGTTTAACGACTTAGCGGTCGGGGGTGGCTCAGCCCAACTCCTCCAAGTCCACGTCGAGTCCAGGGTCAACGTCTTCGGACAAGAAGGCCGGTGGCCTACGAAGATAGGAAATGCGGTCCCTAATCACTTGACCTTTCACATCCCTATATCCACTCGTCGTGCGATGGAGCACACAGCCCACCCAGGCGCTGAATGCTACCAAATCGAACTCCGAGAGCTCCGTGTCTTCCACCTCCTCAACAAGACACTCGCCCTGATCTGGTTGCCAGTCGAACAACAAGGCCGAGGGGTCTCTAAGCTTGTAAGGCAAGTCAGAGCCCAAGGCATCGATAACCTCTCCGTGGTTTCTTGGCAAAGCATACTTGCCTCTCTCTCCCGAGTGTGCTTCCTCATAGACTGTCACATAGGCATGGGCGAATTCGCCCAACACAGGGGTGTGTGAGTCTGTAAGGAGCACGCTCTTGCACTTGAGATAGAGAAGATGGGCTCGGCCTCGTTTGGACACGAAGGTATTCTTGTTGCCCACTGACAAGTTGCCAAGGGCGCGGAGTACTAATGCCGATGAGGTGACCTCCCCACGGTCGGTCAATGTGAACCGGCGCGAGAAGAAAATGATGGACCTCTCATCGAACTCTTCCTCCGTGACTTTCAATCCGAATCCATTTCCGACTCGAACGAAGTCCCGGCTGGGTATTAACGGACACAGCACTCCGTCGTCCCCCCCGAACATACAGTCTTCGCTGGTTGCGGTGAAGGCTTCCGTTGGGGGCATTCCGATGTCACGGGCTGTCGCATAGCCGACAAACCAGCCAAAAGCTGTGTTGTCGTCTGACGTCAGCCAGTGCCCGCTGGACTGGGAGTACTTGGTATCGAACTTGTGGCCGGATGTGGTCTTTGCTCGGCGATTGCGACTGCGGGTTATGGCCTTGTCCTGCAGCCGCGAAATGGCACGTTGGTCGTCTAGGTTAAGGTTGCTCCACCCGCACATAAGGCTGAGAAGCTTGGCCACAAGGCGCCTAATGAGAAATAGAGCTAGTGCCGGCTTTCTGCCGTCGAACCTACTAAAGTCAGTCCCACTACACTTGTCGTATTTCTTAAGAAGACACCCGACCTTGCTATAGAGATCAGCGGGCGGTGCGAAACCATAACACTGGAAGCTCGAAAGGAAGCCCATAAAGCCAAACAACTCTCCGTCCGCGAACTTCTCGCTCTCGGGCGTCGTGCTAATGACTCTAGGATCTTTCGGCTCAGCGTACGCTTCCGCTTTTAGGAACACTTTGAGACGGGAAAGTACCTCTCCCACCTCTTCCGGGGCCCAGCCCCACCTCACCATCGCTGCCTTGGTTCTGGGGTTGACACACTTCGACATTAGATCCTCCAACGAATTGAAGTCCCACGAATAGCCGCGGGCCGAGAGGCCCTGCACAACTAGATCCGTAAATTCTTCAACTAGAGCCACATGAGCGTCCATCAGCGGCAGAGGGTTCGCAATATTCACAATGCGCCCATCGACTGCTCTGACTTCATTCTCGAGGGTTCCTGATGGCACATACCTATTGCCCCCCAGAGAGCTCATGAGTCTGGCCATTTTCGCGGTTTCCTTGGTATCAAAGTGGACCGACGGTCCATGGTTGTAGGCCTGGGGCTCATGACTGACAACGAGAGTTCCTTGCCCGATTTGGACGAGCAGTTCGTTTACAGTCTCCCCTGGACCTAGCTTCGCGTACGACGCCGCCGCACGCGATGTAGGGTTCTTTCCTGATGCCTCAGTAGCAAGACTCAGTTGGTCAAGGCCGCGTACGGGGACTCTGCTACCAGAGAACCTGCCGTAAGCGCTCACATAGGCCACCCTCTCTCCATCCTCAACTGCGTCAAGCCTGGCTCTGCCAGATTCTCCGGACACATCAAGTCTCTTGAGGCGCTTGGCCTGGAACAACCAGCGCTTGAGAAAGGCCAGGCCCGCGACTGACGCGACTGCAATAGCCACGCCGGCCGCCGAACCCGCCATGGCTCCAACTACCGTCCCGGCCCCTATGGCCGACAGCCAGGTTGTTACACCTGGCAGCCCGCCAACTGTTGCCGTTGGAGCGAGTAAAGCCACAACATGTGAGTCGCTAACGCGACGAGCATCGAGAGACATGACGACATGCGCTCTGAAGAAACCACCGCGCCACCAGGGGTGGAGAGGGACAACAAGATGGTCTGTGTCCCCATAGTGCCAACACTGGTGCTCAAAAGTTTGCCCCCCACTACACTGAAAAGTGAATGTTGAGTCTTCGTGAGCGCACCAGTGGTAGGCCCCATCGGCGTTGAATGGTTTCTTGGGCGAGACGTCATAAACAAGCACTGGGGCCATGGTCCTGGCGACCAGCGCCGATGGATCCACGTAAGGCACGTCTACCACGAGAAGAGCATGGTCACGGTCTATATTGTCTATATGTGTCTCTGAATGCAGGTCCGAGGCCCAGAGGTGCAGCAACGCACTTGGGCCCTTAACATAACGTGAGGGCTGAAAGGTGTAGGGCCTATATCCAGCCTCCGCCATGACGGACCTGAGAAGTGAGCGACCTGAGCTGCGATCGGCAGCTTCGTCACCATGCGGGTTTGTTGCTTGGGCCTTCGCGTTACGCATGGGCATGTCCCTGAACGCTAGCTGTAAAGCCCTGTGATCCTGAGCGATTGGCTCAAAGGATGAGTACTGGCCAAGGGAAGCCTTGACCACTGAGGCGACTCCATACAGGTTTATTGCCTGCATGTCCAACTTATCTGACGTAAAAATT